ATTACCTGAACCGTCTTTAAGTACACCATCACTTGGATTAGATACTTGAGGTTTTTCTTCTTGTACCTTAAATGCTTTCTTAGCTGCCTTGGTAGCAATAGTACCAAAGATGGCAGGTTGCTGCATGTCCTCACCATCAAGAAAGAAACCAATAACCCAGGTACCTTCAACAGGACCTAGAGGCGAAGAACCAATACCTGAAATTGCTGCTGAGGTAATTGGTTGTATAGGTGTTGCCCATGGCAGATCTTTTGTAGGTAATATTTCCTTACTATCGGTATGATACCCGTAAATACGTACCCTACATCTTCCCATTTTTTCAGGGTCCATGCGATCTTCTACCACCCCAATCCACCAATTAAAACCATCTCTGTTAAAAATTTTCTGCATAATTAAGCCTTAGTATCACTTTCTTTATCTACATATAAAGAATCTTTAATAACTTCCATTATCATTTCATGCTCCATCTTTGTTACTCGATGATGAATAGCTGATATGAGATAGTAACCTGAATATAGTTTATCCTGTGCTGAAGACTCATTATCAGACTCATCTTTAGCACCTAATGAAGGGTATTCAAAGTAAATAATTCTACCAACTTCAGCATCTGTTCTACCAGGCACTGTCATATTCATTTTAATATTAGTTAACTCTAACATACTTGATAAGCGGTTACCATGAATCTCACCCATTTTTTCATTAATATTATCTTGATAGTTATCAAATAGTTTAGGATTCTTTGGATAAAAACTTATGTTAGTTGCAAAGTTTTTAAATGTATCTTTATTAAATACAGGCTTTGCTTCTGTACCTTTACCAGACGAATGAAATTGTTTTTCATAATTAACAGTATGATCATAATCAATTAATTGATAATCTTTATTAAAAACATCTAGATATATTAATCTATTACCAAGATAACCGCTGGTGTAATTTTTAATATAATCAGTTGTCTCAATCATCTCTACGTCTTTAGCGAGAAACATTTCTCGATTAACATTCTGAGATTTTTTATCATCTCGAACGTTAGATGCTGATATTAAGTATCTACCAAAATAATTTTTATTTTCGTGAGCATCTTTAAATAAATTTTCAAGTGTACCAATATAGAAGTTCTTGTTTGATTCAAAAAATATAAAGTTCTTTGCAACCCCGTCTTTAGGTATAGCCTTAGATGCTAACCAATTAATACATTTAAGAGGGGACCAACCAGGTGATATAAATTTAACTTTATTAGATGACTCATTAATAATAATTAACTCTGTCTCTTTAGGATTCTCTTTAATAGTATTATCTGTTTCTGAAATATTAAAGTTACGAGAGGTTGCAAGAAAGTCGGTAAAGATCTTACCTGCGACATCCGTCACTGTACCTTCAAATGGCGCGAATAATGGTAGATTAACGTCATAGAAAAATTCAACCGAGATAAAATGCAAGATAAAGTTTTGTGTATTTTTATCTCTTACAATTGTTCTATCGGTTAGCTTATAAACACGAAATGTTTTTTCAATAACTTGACTATCAGGAAAGGAGGGAGTTCTAAGCTTAACGTTTAAGAACTCTTCGCCATGAATATTAAACTTATCAATAATATTTCTACTATCAGTAATTACAATATCCCCGTGTAGATAATTCTTAAATATATCTTCATAAATGTTTAACTCAACAATAAACTCAGTTAAGTCAATAACCTTATCACTTGAGTTAATAAGCTTAAGCTGTTCAATCCGTACCTCCCCAGCACGTTGAAGACCTTGTTCACCAATCATTATTCACCTAACTTCTTTTTAAAGTCATTAACTACTGCATCTACATAAGATGCTTTTAATATCTTAATTCTACGCTTGGACTCATTTACTTCATCCTCGTATGTGTAATTTGTAACGGGGGTTCCAGATAACACAACCGTGCTTGTTATATTAGCGCTACTACTGGTATTTGATGTATTTCTTATACGATCACCTGAAATAAATCCCCCTGTGGTTACTGTTACTCTGACATTTGAACTACTATTTTTTTGAGTAATATAACCTGTACCAGTATTGGTAATATTAGTTATAGCATCGTTTATATTAAATTCTGTAAAGTCAGCACTTGATATAAGGTATACGTTACCATTGGCGTAGTTACCGTTTGCATCTTCGTAATGATGTACGGCATTTACATTAGCATATTTACCAGCAACATACCTATTGAGATTATTTGTATCTAACGGCCAGTCAAATCTAGGATCTATAATTTCATTGTAATGAAGAATCAACCAATGATTTTCAGGATTGCCATAAAACTTGTCAGCTAGAAGTTCAGGAGTTTCCCCATCTTTAATATCATACTCATCATACAGACTCAAATTATTTTTTAATTCATCTGATAGAGCAGCTCGTAATGTAATATTAGTTACAACTTGAACAGTACTGGCATCGTCAAGAGAGTAGTACGTGTATGGAAAACTTTTAAAGTACATTAGTAGCCTTCCGTAATCATTTTCTTAGTAATAATTTCAAGCTCGCGGAATGTTAGCGACATATTAATCTCTGTTGGTGATCCATCTCTAAATGATGAGAATTGCTCACCACCATAACTTACATCCATAGACTCTAAAGCACATGTTGCAAACTTATGAAAGTATCCGTTTTCAACACTACCGTAGTAATAGGTAATATCAAACTCTGAAGGGTAAATAAAGAATAATTTACTCTCAGACATTTCAGGGTGCATGTGAAACTTGAATGTGTTTATAATATTAAACACAGCATCTGATTCAGTTTTATTCTTTGGAAAGAATTTATATTTAAATGCAAAAGACCTAAAGTCAACAGATTCAAATACAGTTTCTTTAAATGGGTTTAAAGATGTACCGGAGGAGGAACTTAATGCAGATGCCACATCTGCCCCACCAAATGCACCGGGTAACTTAGCTAGTGAAGCACCTAAAGCGGCTCCAGCCTCACCACCAAGACCTTTTATATTTTGCATTACTCCACCAGCTAAAGCACCGAGTAAAGTACCGAGTTCTTTATTTGCATAATTCATACTATACTTAACAGTAGGCGGACCATCAACGTAAAGAGCGATTGCATCAGATATACGGTATGTAGTATCTTTTTTAAGTATATCTGAATTAGCCATCCCTATAGCTACTGCACCACCTGCTATCGTACCTGCTACTTTTGTTGCAGTTTCTACTTTTGCACCAGTTTTACCAGCAGCCTTTGCAACTGTGCTGGCTAAGGATGTGACCGCAACACCAGCTGCAACCCCGGCAGCTGCATAAGTTACACCCCTGATACTAGGACTAGCTAACTCATCCTTTGATAGATTGGCAGAGTTAGGGTTTCTTTTAGTTTCAAACAGCACTTTACTCTCATTAAACTTAGATTTACCTCTAATATTAATGTTAAAAAGAACGTAGTGTTTAAGATTATCTGCTGTCTGAAGATCAGACGGGTACTGAGTTATACTTACTTTAAACTTGTTTTTATCAAGTTTCGTACCGGATAATGCAGAAGACTCTTGCTTATATCTATCCAGATATTCTTTTTTTATATCTGCTGCCATTGGTTTTCCATAAATAGTTGGATTATATTATATTTATCCCGTTATGTACAAAGCAACTTACAAAGGCCGTTACAGGGTCGCTAATCCTTCTAAGTATAGAGGTGACATTCATGATGTTATCTATAGGTCGTCATGGGAGTTAAAATTTATGAAATGGTGTGATAATAATGTATCTGTACTTGAATGGGGTTCTGAAACTATGATTATACCTTATAAGTCTCCTGTAGATAGTAAGGTACATCGTTACTTTGTAGATTTCTACATTCGAGTTAAAGACAGACACGGAGCTATTACTAAGTATTTAATTGAAATTAAACCTGAAAAATTTACTAAGCCCCCTGCTATTCCGCAACGCCAAACTAAACGTTTTATTGATGAAGTATTTCAATACGGGGTTAATCAATCTAAATGGAAAGCAGCTAACGAGTATTGTGTTGATAGAGGTATGAAATTTCTAGTTTTAACCGAAAAAGACCTTGGTCTATAACGGATAAATATTATTATGGCAACTGTTAATCCTTTCCAAGATATTAGAATGAAAGCGGGTGATGTAGACCGCTCTCTTAACTGGTATCAGGTTCAAATTAAGAACCTTAAAAACGTCAGACCTAATCAGCTGATGTCAAATACCCCTGAACTAACAACTACCATTATGCCTGGTAACATGTACATGTTCTTTTACGATGCTAAGTTAAAAGATAAGTTACCTTACTGGGACATGTTTCCTCTGGTGTTACCTTTTAGAAAAGTACAGGGTGGGTTCTTTGGATTGAACTTACATTATATTCCTTACCCCGTTAGGTTTAAACTACTGGCCGCAATGCATGATTTAGCCTATGATGCTAAGGTTACTGAGAATACAAGACTTCAGTTAAACTGGAGAATATTGAATGCTTCAACTAGATATGCGCCGGTTAAGGCTTGTGTTAAACACTATCTTTTTGATCAGCTTCAATCTAGATTTTTAAAGGTGCATTACCCTGATTGGGTTACAGCCTCCCAGCTTCCAGTTGAGAGATTTATTGGAGCTAACAAACAAGAGGTCTGGAGAGACTCAAGGAAAAAATACTAATGGCAAAAGCTAATTTTAATTTAAGTCAGTTTATAGGTGCTGTAAGAGCTGATAGTTTAGCAAGAGTAAATCGCTTTGAGGTTTTTATTAATGCTCCCAGTACACTCATAGGTAAAAATATAGCTAATTCAGGTGCAGTAAGCCTGTATTGTGAAATGGCAAGCTTACCCCCAGTAAACATATCTACCAAATCATTTAAAATATTCGGACCTACGTATCAAAGACCTTTTGGGGCTGAGTACGGAGGTGAAGGCATATCATTAACGTTTCACGTTGATAGAGATATGCAAGTTAAAAAATTCTTTGATAACTGGACATCGATGGTAGTAGACCCAGACACCGGGCTTGTTGGGTATCAAGAGGAATACGCTACAACTATTCGTCTAAGACA